AGTAAGTGAATTAAGAATTGCATCCTTATCTAAATATGGCATTACAATCCCTCCTTACCAATCAAATGCTGCTTTAGTCTGTACTGGTTCATCATCATCCTCTTCAATTGGTACATCTTCTACTCTACTTGCTAATACGGAATGTTCTTGAATCTTTGCTTCTACCTGTTCAATCTGAGTAAAATCAATATCAATAAGATTAAAATCAAAATCAGTTACAAATAATGCTTCTTCATCCATTGTGCCAAGATTAGTCTTACTCCAAATAATAATATGAGTCAGTCTTCCTCTTCTCACCTTATATACCCAATGCCCAATATCAGGCATAGGAATATTAAATTTTCTTTGAAGAATACTCTCAAGCTTATCCTGTTCTGACCTACTAGGTCTCATAGAAATAATACCTACATCCAATTTATTGGCGAGAGCCTTACTTCCAGCAAGAAGATTCTGGTCTTTATATGTAGCCATTTGTGCTTCACCATTAAGCTGAGAAGCCGTAAAAATAAATACATCAAGTTGTTGTGCAATTGTTTTAAGTTCGGTAGCAAACACAAGTAATAACTGATGTTCTTTCAATCCCATTCTTGATTTACCATTAACTTCAGACATAAGTCTCAATGAAGTGCTGATATAATCAAAGAAAAAATATTCTACTCCAAATTCTCTATTATATTTTTTAATTATGTTTTTAATATCTTCAATAGAAAAATCTGGTATATGAACTATATATAAAGGACTTGATTCAATATATTCAATAGCTTGTTTGACTCTTTCAAGCTCACCTTTTTCATATGCACCATAAAGAATATGTTCTTCATTAACTTTACTAATAGCTGCATAAAGAATTGTCTGAATTTCATCAACAGGCATCTCAGTCGTAATATAAAGAGTAGGTTCAGATAATCCTGTATAGATATATTTTTTCTTCTTAACATCATATATATAAGGCACTGCCATTTTACAGGCATCTCCAGCGGCAAAACGAGTCTTTCCTTGACCTTGAACCAAAGACCTCATATATAAACAACCTTTTCTCGCACCTCTTGTAACTGTATTTAATCCATTGTTATTTAATGGTAATCCCACATCGGGAATTTTCATTAAATCTTCAATCAATTCAATACCACCATCAGCTGCTTGAACTTCTGTAGTAAGAGTATTTGTACAATATTTCATCGTAGGATTGATAACTAAACTGGATTCAACCATTGATACAATATCTTGTTCAGTATAATTATCAAACTTCTGCTGTTCTTCATTAGCATGAAATTCATCAACTGAAGTATCATAAATAAATTTAGTATCTAATCCTTGTTTTTCATAATATCTAAGCAAAGAATATTTTCTAAGTCTATGATAATAGTAATCATAATTCTCAAGACTGGATAGGTCTTTAATATTATTTAAATATTCAAGCCCTCTATTTTCTTGAAATATTCTATACTGGTCTTTAAAACCAGAGAGATATGAATCAATAGCAAATTCATCAATTGTTTTACACCCTTGCATACTAAGATTATAAATAGCCACAAACAACAAATCATAAAAAGTTTCTGTATTGAAATCTTCTCTATCAAGTGGTCTATCTATATCTTCTACAAGAGTAGGGTCTTTCATTAAACACCCCAATGTATTGGCATATGCTCTTTTATCTGTTAATGCTTCGTACATTTATTCCTCTTCTCCAATTGATGTTATATCAATTTGTTTTCGTTTCTTTCTTTTCGGGTCTATATAAATTATTTTATTTTTATACATTCCCGAAATGTCTTTGTCTTTATTATTTTCCTCTACTTGTTTTACCGCATGGTAATGCTTATCAGCCTTATCGTAGTAATAAGGAATCAGACCAACAATATCATCAGTAAATTCTTTTTCAAGTATATTGTGAATATAAGTTAACGTTTGATACATCTTCTGATATGTAAAATCATATTGTTGGATATATTTTTCAGTAACTGCATATACTTTAGCAGGAAGTTTATCACCTAAAAATTTTCTTAAATAATCATAATATAATTTCTTCTGTATATATTCCTGTTCAGTGATAGAATCTTTTAATTCTGCTTTAGGTTTAGCAGGTCTGCCTGTTTTTTTCTTAGCTTTTTGTTCTGCTTTTTCTTCAAGCTTCTCAGTCTTATCTACATGAACTGCTTTTACTGCCACTCTAAAACAAGCACTATGAGCATATCGTCCTTTATAAGGAACTGAATCATTATTATCTTCTATAGTTTTACCACATAGAAGACAAACTCTTTTTCTACCTCTAGGCATTACCAATCAACTCCTGCAAATTCTTTAAAATATTCAAGCATCTTATCTTCTTCTGGGAAGAATGGGTCAATATTCTTTTGGGAATATACCCATCCTAAAAAATTAGACATTAACTGCCCAAATCTCCAATCTGGGAATTTAGTTTTATGAATCTCTCTGAATTGAAAATAAAAATTATCAAGTCTATTTGGGTCTCTCATTGTATTCTCCTTTAAATTTCTTCAAATTCTTTTTGTATCTCTTCTATCTTTGTTTCAATTTTAAGCCTTTGCTGAACTAAAAAATTAACTAAATCACCATAATCAATAGTTCCTATAGGAGTTGCAACCCAAGCATCGTTTAATCGAAATTGAATGTCTTGCATTTGTGTGCCTTTTAAACGGTCAATTACTTTTTCAAATGCGTTATTTTTATCTTTCAAATGTTTTATTTTATTTTGTAGATGGTTAGCTCTATCGAATTGTTCTTGTGTCATTATTTCTCCTTGTATACATAAAAAGCGGTATTATGTTTTTATATATATACATTAATACCGCTTTTCTATCTTTTTTACATTGTCATTTAAATACCAAGTTCCTCAGCACGTTCTTTTAGGTCATCTAAAATAATAACCATAGCTTGAATTTGGCTCTTGGTACATTCAGATACTTTTCTACCTTTACCAAGAGTCTGTTCAACAATCTCTGTAAGTTCATCCATCTTACCAGCAGAAGCAAATCTCTGTCCTACTTCTTGAAGAGCGTCCATTGTCTCATCATAGTCATATTCTTTTGTTGTATTCTGTTCTTTCTGCTCTTGATATGTTACAGCTTTAATGCCAGACTTTTCTTCAAGACCTTTGATTCCAATATTTACTGCCTCTTCAAGTGCTTCAGCAGACCACACTGGAAGATATGTAGGAGTTGTATCAAATCTTGAACGAGCAAAATATCTATCGGTTTCAGCAAGATATGCAGAAGAAGGAATTACTTTACCATCTTCATCAACACCATTACTTTCAACATAGATTACATAATCAACGAAATCTCGTACAGGATCAACCGATCTTTTGTCTCCTTTTGGATACATTTTTCCATCTTTCTCCTGCGCATGACCAATAAAAATAACTGTATAGTCACAAGAAAGAAGCGTATTTACGGTCTTAAAAAACTCTTTTTCATAAGCCTGATATAAATTTACTTTACCACCTTCAACTGTATCTCCAAGAGTAAGAGCGCCACCACCAATTACAGACTGAATATAATCCTGACACAAAAGGGCGGCTGCATAAAGTTCATCAATAATAATTGTATCATAAAGTTGACGAGCTTTTTCAACTGTTGTTTTAGATGTAAACTGTTTTACAATCTTTTTCAAATCTGCCCATGAATTAACACGAATATATGGAATATCTACTGTAGCATTAAGACCACTTTCTGTTGCAATAACAAAAGGCTTGGACATTCTTACTGCCTGTGCGGTTTTTCCAACTGAGTTAGACCCATAAATTAAAGCAGACTTCCCAGCCATACCTTTTGCAATTACTGTTTTTTGAGGGTTAAAAATATCAACTGTTACTGCCATAAATTATTTCTCCTTATATATTATTTACTAAATCATATTTTACTAAATTATATTTATTATTCTATTAAAATGTGCCGTCATAATATATATAACGGCACATCAATCACATTACAATCACATCTCAGGTTCAGCACCAATTTCAATATATTCAATACAATCCAGATTATAGAAACCAATCCATCTTTTATCTTTAATTACAATAAAATATTTTCTATCATATCTATAATCTGTATATTCATTTGGTTTATAATGACAAATATCACCATTCTGAAAAACGATTGTTATATATTCATTATCCATATATTATATCCTTTTTAATTACCAACCAAGCTGTCTTCCTCTAGAAGCACCAGAAGGTTTTGCATTATTTGT